TCCACTTGTTCCTGAAGAACCATCTGTTCCGCTAGTTCCTGAAGAACCATCTGTTCCACTTGTTCCACTTGTTCCTGAAGAACCATCTGTTCCGCTAGTTCCTGAAGAACCATCTGTGCCACTTGTTCCGCTAGTTCCTGAAGAACCATCTGTGCCTGATGTACCACTTGAACCACTTGTTCCGCTAGTTCCTGAAGAACCATCTGTACCTGATGTTCCACTTGAGCCAGATGTTCCGTTAGTTCCTGAAGAACCATCTGTACCACTTGTTCCTGAAGAACCATCTGTACCACTTGAACCACTTGTTCCGCTAGTTCCTGAAGAACCACTATCACCACTTGAACCTGAACTTCCACTAGTTCCTGAAGAACCACTATCACCACTTGAACCTGAACTTCCACTAGTTCCTGAAGAACCACTATCACCACTTGAACCTGAACTTCCGCTAGTTCCTGAAGAACCATCTGTACCACTTGTTCCGCTAGTTCCTGAAGAACCATCTGTCCCACTTGTTCCGCTAGTTCCTGAAGAACCATCTGTACCACTTGTTCCGCTAGTTCCTGAAGAACCATCTATTCCACTTGTTCCACTTGTTCCTGAAGAACCGCTATCACCACTTGAACCTGAACTTCCACTTGAACCAGATGTTCCGCTAGTTCCTGAAGAACCACTATCTCCTGAAGAACCACTTGTTCCGCTAGTTCCTGAAGAACCACTATCACCACTTGAACCTGAACTTCCGCTAGTTCCTGAAGAACCATCTGTTCCACTTGTTCCGCTAGTTCCTGAAGAACCACTATCACCACTTGAACCTGAACTTCCACTTGAACCAGATGTTCCGCTAGTTCCTGAAGAACCGTCATTCCCTGAACTTCCGCTTGAGCCACTTGTTCCTGAAGAACCACTACTTCCACTTGAGCCACTTGTTCCTGAAGAACCACTTGAACCTGAACTTCCGCTAGTTCCTGAAGAACCACTATCACCACTTGAACCTGAACTTCCGCTAGTTCCTGAAGAACCGCTTGAACCTGATGTTCCGCTAGTTCCTGAAGAACCGTTTACCCCACTAATACCACTAGACCCTGATGTTCCGCTAGTTCCTGAAGAACCGTCATTCCCTGAACTTCCGCTTGAACCACTTGAACCTGAACTTCCACTTGAGCCAGATGTTCCTGAAGAACCACTATCACCACTTGAACCTGAACTTCCACTAGACCCTGATGTTCCGCTAGTTCCTGAAGAACCGTCATTCCCTGAACTTCCGCTTGAGCCACTTGTTCCTGAAGAACCACTAACACCACTAGACCCTGATGTTCCGCTAGTTCCTGAAGAACCGTCATTCCCTGAACTTCCACTTGAACCACTAGTTCCTGAAGAACCGTCATTCCCTGAACTTCCACTTGAACCTGAACTTCCACTTGAGCCAGATGTTCCGCTAGTTCCTGAAGAACCTGATGTTCCGCTAGTTCCTGAAGAACCGTCATTCCCTGAACTTCCGCTTGAGCCACTTGAACCTGAACTTCCACTTGAACCTGATGTTCCTGAAGAACCGTCATTCCCTGAACTTCCGCTTGAGCCACTTGTTCCTGAAGAACCACTATCACCACTTGAACCTGAACTTCCGCTAGTTCCTGAAGAACCACTATCTCCTGAAGAACCGCTTGAGCCTGATGTTCCGCTAGTCCCTGAAGAACCGCTATCTCCTGAAGAACCGCTTGAACCTGAACTTCCACTTGAGCCTGATGTTCCGCTAGTTCCTGAAGAACCGTCATTCCCTGAACTTCCGCTTGAACCACTTGAACCTGAACTTCCGCTTGAGCCAGATGTTCCTGAAGAACCGTCATTCCCTGAACTTCCGCTTGAGCCACTTGTTCCTGAAGAACCACTACTTCCGCTTGAACCTGATGTTCCGCTAGTTCCTGAAGAACCACTATCTCCTGAAGAACCGCTTGAGCCTGATGTTCCGCTAGTTCCTGAAGAACCGCTATCTCCTGAAGAACCGCTTGAACCTGAACTTCCGCTTGAACCTGATGTTCCACTAGTTCCTGAAGAACCGCTATCACCACTTGAACCTGAACTTCCACTTGAACCTGAAGAACCGCTATCACCTGAAGAACCACTACTACCGCTTGAACCTGATGTTCCGCTAGTTCCTGAAGAACCGTTCACCCCACTAATACCACTAGACCCTGATGTTCCGCTAGTTCCTGAAGAACCGTTATTTCCTGAACTTCCACTTGAACCTGAACTTCCGCTTGAGCCAGATGTTCCGCTAGTTCCTGAAGAACCACTACTACCACTTGTTCCGCTAGTTCCTGAACTTCCGTCATTCCCTGAACTTCCACTTGAACCTGATGTTCCGCTAGTTCCTGAAGAACCACTTGAGCCGGATGTCCCACTTGAACCTGAAGTTCCTGAACCACCCCCTGATGCGGTAATACCTGTAACAACTACCGTAGTACCATCACTATTATATAAATCTAATTGACTAGTTGCAGAAAAATAAGTTCCCCCTGTTAAACAACAATCTTCAGGAAATATTCTCCATCTAGCATTTGTTCTTGTAGTCCCTGATACACCTTCAATAGTTGAACCTGTCCACGCATTTATAAAATTTTGACCTGCAACACTATTATTTTTAACTTGGGTGTCATAAGGGTTAAATGTAACCGTACCTGTTGCACCTGTGGCTGCGTTCCATAGTGTTTCATAATTATCAATCTGATATTGATATGCAAATCCTGTTTCATTAACATAAGCAATCATACCAATTCTTCTTCTTCCTGATGAAAAATTATCCGAATTTAAATTAATGTATGATGGGTTAAATGGTGTCCCATTACCAATATATAAATTGATTGGTATTGTGTTTGCGGATAAAGTTTGTAACCCAATTCCCGAAAAGGTTAATGAAAGGTCACTAAGATTAGCAACTTCCATCCATCCACCAATACCAAGCACACTGTAATCTGTGCCTTGTACTGAATTTCTAGCGACAGTATAAGGACCTATTGAAAGTTGAGCATTTAATGGATTTTTATATGGAAACGGCATAAATCTTTTTTATTATAATTATTCGAAAATTAAGTTTTAGTCTCCCCTTTGAAATAAAAATTATTTGTTGATGGTGTAGATGGTGGTAATAAAGTCGATACGGAACAATATAATACACGGTAAACTCCCGCAGGAATTGCCGCCCCTGAAGTTACTGTAATGTCAGTAGTTGAAATTGTTGTTGCCGGAGTTAATAAAAGGTCAAAACTGCAAGGGTATGACATATATCCAACACCTATTGTCATATTGTTCATAACACCCCCAACACCTGATAAAGGTATCCACACAGAATAAAAATAATATTCGTTAGGGTTTATATTTAAAGTACTAATTGTAATAGTTTCAAATGTGTATTGGTTAATTGAACATCCATATCCGTCTGTATCTACACCAGGGGATTGTTTAATCAATCCATTAAATGATGTTACTGGTGTCATAAAATTACCATCAGAACCTAAAGTAAATCCTGAGTAAGAAATATACTTATCCATCATATAACTATAGTAAGGGTTTGTTGGGTCAGCCCATCCACCACTACTATACCCATACCAATCAACATTAGTATCTATAGTAACACCATCACTTAAGTAATACATATAACTACCTAATTTATACGCCGATGTTGATGAACCACCATTGTCTTGAGGTTCAGGGACCACATAAGCAAATATTGGGGGTACTGTTGGCGTAGGAGTTGGTGTTAAGGTTGATGTAGGTGTTGGGGTGTTAGTTGTGGTTGATGTAGGCGTTGGGGTGTTAGTTGGGGTAGGAGTATTTGTTGGTGTTTTTGTTGGTGTAGGTGTTACAGGTGTTGGTGTTACTGTTGGCGTAGGTGTTACAGGCGTTGGTGTTACTGTTGGTGTTTGTGTTGGTGTTGGTGTAGATGTTGCACAAGGGTTATATGTTGGAGTAGGAGTTGAAGTTGGGGTTGGTCTTGGAGTTTTACTTGGTTTAGGACAACCACAAGGATTTGTACAAGTTGCACTTGGTGTTGGGGTATTGGTTGGAGTATTGGTTGGCGTGGGGGTAACTGTTGGGGTTGGAGTCGGAACCTTACATGGGTCTAAAGTTGGGGTTGGAGTATTTGTTGGTGTTACCGTCGGTGTACTTGTCGGTGTATTTGTTGGCGTTGGTGTTGGTGTCGGTGTTGGTCTAGCAACAGATAAGAAGTTAGGACAGTCTGAATTAACCGATAAAATAGTGTAAGTCCCATAAATTTCTCTTGGGGGTATTAATAAGTCGGGTTCAAATAAAAAAGGTAATAATACATCACCTAAATTAATCGCATCCATACTGTTGTCAGGTTTAAATACGACATTAACAATTTGACCATCATAATTGGTACTAGATATTACAATTGTTTCGTTCATATATTAGTCTCACTTATTCTTAACGCACCATTAATTCCTGAAAAAATATTTTGACCACTAATAACCAATAAACCACCAAGTAATAACTCATACACAATTTGTTGTATACTTGATTTGTATGACGAACCTGCAGGATTTTGTAATGTATCTCCCGTAATAACAATGTGTGCAATGTCATCTGGCGATACTATCAGTGATTGGGGTCTTTTGGTCAGTCTTTGATAATTCGGCATCTTATTAGTCTATATGTATAAATATGAATATTTTTATAATTTGGTTTTTATTGGGTTTCAACTGTATAAATATTTGCATCCATAAAAATAAAAGATTCCCCATTTTGGTAATCACTAAGAGATGTGATTAAACCACAATAAATTATTCCAAACTTCTCACACCCCAAAAAATCAATAATTTTAACACCAACAGATGGTGCCGAATCAAATTGTGTAGGTAGTAACATTGATATTGCGGGTGGTACAGAAACGTTAACAGTTGCCAACAAAACACATTGATTACCATAGACATCACATACATATAAATTATACGGTAATGTAACTCCAAAAACTCCAGTAATCTCAATTTGCGTCATATTGAATAAATAGTTGGTGTTTACTTTAACTCTTTTATAAAACAAAAAATCCCCCAAAACTTCGGAGGATTTTATTTATATCTTTAGTTTTTTTGTTAGTTTAAATTCTTATGATAATATTGGTGTCTAACAAGGAACGAAGGTTAACGTTGTAATTAGAAAGGTTTCTCTATTGCTAAACAGATTTCACCCCTTTCTATTATTAGTCTTTTCATATCTGAAAAACTTATATAGGCATGTCCTGAAACTCCCCAAGCTTTCCCCCAACTATTTTTAATTCTAAATTGTTTTGTGATGGTGTTCACTCCATTAATAACATAAGCGTGTCCTCCCGCAATATGTCCACTTAAACGAATTAAACCATTTTTATTAGGAAAAAACATATTATAATACCAATTGGTTCCAACAACGACTGGTCCAACATTTAACACAGTATTAATTAGTGTGTTAATATCAAACGCCCATAAGTATGATGATATTTTACCTGAACTCATTAGATATTTTGCACCACCTCTAACAGACGTACCGTTATACCTTTCACCCGGCCATTCATCAACCTTTTGAGCTTCACGATAAATCAACGATGGTTGGATTATTGGTAAAGCTCCTCTATGAGTTATTGGCCCATCACAAATCCAATGTGCCCAAGCATAACCAACACATTGCGGTGTGTTGCCTTGATTACCCCACCAAACATTACCATCCCATTCTTTTTTAGTTATAGTTGTTTTAGGTATTGTTAATTTATCTTGAATTAAATATTTGTTATCTCTTTTGTCCTCAATAAATATTCTACCTAATTTTTGCTCATTAAATAAAGTTAGATTATTTGGGTCACAATCACAATTGATATCAACAACTGTTACAGTTCCTCCACCATTAAGTTTAATTACATTGATAGCACATTTATAAGTTATGGTAACATATAATGGTACATCAATAACTTCAACAGTATTATCACAATATAAAATTTGATACGTTGAACCAGTTCCAGGTCCAAATCCACTATATAATTGGAATGTTTTGCAACAAGGTGAACAATCTCCAATACCGGTAGTCGTAAGAAAAAGTGGACCCTCACTACCACTACCGCCACCATATAGACAACTACCTATAAGACTTGGTAGTGCCACCCATTGAGCCATTGACCCAATTGGTGTTGGACTATTTATAGGAAGATATGCGAGTGGGTCAGGTAATGGATAATATGTGGTCATATCCTCTAAAATCCAATAATTATTTATATTATCCCAAGAAATCCTCATTAATAAGGTGGGGGGTGCGAGAGCAAAATAAGTAAAATAATATGATGATTTACCATTAATCTGAGGTGAAGGATTTATATTTGATGGTAATACAATTGTACCACTACAAGTCGTTCCTTCATCAATAAAACGAATACACTCTCCAGGTGTATAAACCGTAGGCGTAGGCGTAGGTGTTGGTGTTGAAGTTGGTGTTGAAGTTGGGGGCCAGCTTACCGATGGTTGTTTTGTTGGTGTAGGCGTTGGCGAATATGTGGTTGTAGTTGTTGTTGGTGAATATGTGGTTGTAGTTGTTGTTGGTGAATATGTGGTTGTAGTTGTTGTTGTTAAATTTGAGGTTGTAGTTGTTGTTGTTAAATTTGCCGTGGTGGTTGTTGTGGTTGTCTCATCGGATATTTTGTAGGTAAAGTCGTTAGGTAAACAAACCGATGTTGAGCAGTCAGGACAATCAGGATTAAACATTCTGAAAATATTTTTTAATAAATTAAAGTTGTGTTTTACCTCAGGTGCCGATAATGGGGTAACATACATTCTAAATTGTGAAATAGCACCATCAAAAGTTCCCGCAAAATTTTGCTCAATTAATATATTAGTTTTTAATCCACTAAATGTTGTTCCTGATAAATCATTAATTGGGAAATTTTCAGGGTCTTGTATATATGGTCCGTAAGGTTGTGTTATTGATGAAAAAGTTAAATTTTCTCTAAGTCCTTGAGTACCCCCACCCCACGATATATTAAACGGAACCCCAACTTGTTTTTCTTTGTCAGTATCTAATCCTCTTGGGATGATTTCCTCAAAATTTTCTATAGTATGGAATAACTTACCATTAACATAAATTTTAAGTCTTCCGTTTCTGTATAATTTATCAATTAACCATTTTTCATTTAACCTGACCAGTTCGATTTGTTCTGATGGTTTACAGTCAATTTGTGTGTATGGTACAGTTATTAATGACGATGCATTATTGGCTAGTGACTCTAAATAAAGTTTTTCAGTTATATCACCAAGTCCTCCTCGATACCATAAATCGCAAGTATCTAACCATGTATATCTTTCCCATACCGCGTCTACTTGGAACCAATGTTCCTCATCTAACCACGCAGGATTCTCTAATAAACATGTAGGGTAAATTGGCGGCGTACAATAATCAACAATAGTGTGTCCTGTAGTGTAAGTAATTCCACTTGTTTCACAAGAGCCTGTAGTAACACAATCTCCTGTAAATTTTAACATTCTAACACCAATACCAGGGTTTTTTGGGTCGCCACATAATCTAAAAGATAACGCGTTTGACATAGAATCATATATTGGGTTTGTCTCACAAGTATTTTCAATTGATGTAAATCCTGTATTACAATTATAACAAGTCGTGGTTGGTGTACAAACATCACATGATGGAGAGCAAACAGGTGGTAGTTCACAATCAGGTATTGGGGTTGGCGTTGGTGAAGGTGTTGGGGTTGGTTCAATAACCGTACTACATACGTGTGTTTGACACTCCCATCCACAAGTTTCGCATGGGTCTAAATTACAATCACAACCACACGTAATTTTTTTTTGTGGGTCTCCCTTACAACTACCACAACCATAATTAACGTGAGGGTCATGGATATTATTCACTGACCTAGGTGGATAAACAAAAATACATCTACTATCCGTAATTGTTCTATTACAACATGCACATGTTTGTAGTTCAGTTAAACCTGATGTAACTCTATTATAACCTGAAAAACATAATGGACTACCACTTGCATGGTGATAAAATTTATTTTCAGCTCTAGTCCCAAAATAAAAAAAAGTATTTTTATTATTTGGATAAATTTCATTAAGAGTTGTTTCATTTGGTAATGGAGTGTGTTCGTTGAATAATCTTGGTTTTAATACCATCTCAACCGACCACCCTTTATTCATTCTTTCAGGGAAAACTTCATAATCAAACCCAAATAACTTATAAAATCCTTGATAAAACCCACCGTATAATTCGTGGTACCTACCTTCAAAAGGGCTTGATTTACTAACAACTTCGTATAACACGGTTTTATTGAATCCTGAAAATCTTACATTAGGTGACATAGTGTGACCTGTAACTTGGTGTAACTTAAGTCTTCGGTCATAGTACATTCTATTAAATTTCAAATAATCAGAGTATAATCCTTTAGTAAATGTTATCGTTTCACCGGTCATTTGGTCGACTAATCCATTATCAATACCTGTTAACCCAATATCACATGATGTTGATGATGAATAACAAGTTAAATCTTCATTATTTGGGTTGTAATAATTTTGAGATACAAAAATATTATTATTATTGTATTGTTTATACAAAAGTGTTTGATTTTGAACACTTAAAGGATTGTTAATGTCAAAATAAATTGGGAGTCTGTCTCCATATGTTTGAGCAATCAAATATGGTGAAAAAACAACTTCTTGATTGTAGTCTTGTTCATCTGAGGTCAAAGACATATCACTAGAGTCTAAATTAAGTTTTAGAGACCAATTTGGACGATAATACTGATTTATATTTTGACTTGCCATCTTTTTTATGATAAATACTCCAAATCGAAGTATTTATTGAAAAATATGTTATGATAAATTTTAACAAAGAATACTACAGTAATAATTATTACTTCTTTCTAAAAGATAGGGGTAACCAAATCTCCTTATACTATTCTATTGCTAACACTTTAAGTGAATCTAGAAAAAAAGACAAAAAAATAGACTTCGATAAAAAAGATGCAAAAAAAGTTAAAGATGTTGTATATAATGTTTTAAACTCAAAAGAAAAACAAACAACAAAAGATATTGAGGATAAATTAAAAGATGTAAAAAAATCTTCAGGTGAGATTGGAGAGTTAGTTGATTCTGATGGAACAATGTTAAGTTCAAAAATTCCTTTAATAAATTTAACCCTTTCACCAAGAAAAACAATGGACCAGACTGTTGTTATGGCTAGAACAACTAATGACCCTGTAACAAGAGGTTACCGTGTTTATTATGGTGAGAGTGAAGACAAAAAAGAAAATATTGTTTCGGAAGTTGATTATTCAGAAGCCTTTGGGTATGTTGAGACCGAAGGAAAAGATTTTAGACAAACGGTAAATATATTGAAAAAAATGGGTGTTGAAAATCCGGTACAAAGAGCGAAAGAATTTGGTAAATTACCTAAAGCTAAAAAAGTTAATGGCAAATTAAAACAAAGACTTTCTGAAAAAGATAGTATTGAAGAACAACAAAAAGAAAAAATGATTAAAATGGTTGAGGATATCTTAACTAAGAAATCTAAAGATAGTTCAGACGTTGTAAAACGTGATGAAAGCGTTAGTAAGATATTAGTTAAAAATTTACAATCAATTAAAAAATTAGCGGATAAAGAAGGTATCAGTATTTCTAAATTAATTAACATATTAAAATCAAATGAATAAGGACTTATACGGAAATAAATTTTCCCTACCTGAGGAGGTTGTAAGTTATTTACAACAGTGCCATGATGCCGCAGGAGGTGCTGACGAAAGTGTTGAGGGTTATAAGAGAAACAAAGAACTAAGAGATAGTCGTGAGGTTACATATCAACAATTAAAACGAATGAAAAATTGGTTTGATAAGTTTGAGGGTGATGAAAATGATTTATCTTATATATTGAATGGTGGCCATTATGTTAAGAATTGGGTTCACAATACTTTAACTTCAATGAGAGATAATGTATACAATACTAAAAAGAATAAATCTGAGGTTTTGCCTAATCAATTTATTCAGCCACATGAAAAGAATGACATGACAACAATTAATAGACCAAGTAAAAGTCATAAAGCAACTGTTGATAAATATGATACCGCTATTATGGAGAATCTAATCAGAATAAACAATTTAATTAAAAAAATAATATAATATGGCGACAATAGACCCAATTGTGTTTGAACAACCTAAAAATGACTTGTCATCAATCGCTGACATGGAAAGAGCAAAGTTATTCCCAAAGAATGATTATAAACCAACAAATCAATATTCGGCAGTTAATCCTGACGCTATCGCTGATGGCGATGCTCAAGGTAAAGGTACTGGAGGATTTTTAGATGTTTATAATCAAGGTGCGGGAGCAATTCAAGACATCTTAGAACGAAAGGCTGAGATAGTTATTAATGAATTTAAACCTAACTCACCATACACTACACCAAGTGCGTAATGAAACTTTACAATACAGTTAAATCCCTTATTTTAGAAGTAGCATCGATTGATTCAATCGTTGATGCTATAAAAAAAAGAGATAAGATAGTAATTTACTATGATGGTGATGAACCAGGTGGTAGAGGGTTAAGAGAAATTGAACCTGTTTGTCTTGGGTATAGTAAGTCAGATAATCCTGTTTTAAGAGCTTGGGATAATGAAGGGTCTTCTCATACCGCATATAAGGGAGAACAACCTTTACCAGGGTGGAGATTATTCAGAGTTGATAAAATATTATCATTTAAACCAACGGGAGAAAAATTTGAATCGTCTAAACCAGGGTATAATCCATCAGGAGACAAAAGCATGAATAGAATTATTATTAACGCAGTGTTTAATTAACAACCTCCAATAATATAAGATATGACAAACGAAAACGACTTAATAGAAAAATTAATGATATCTAAAGCTATTATGGATAAGCATAATAACACCCCAAGGTCGGGTAATAATTTAAATATGACAAGTCCAACGGTAGAAAATTATGAAGCTCCACAAGCTAAATATAATTTACCACAAGAATTTATGCAGGAATCAGTTACTCAATCATCCCCATCACATCAACAACCAATAACTAAAGATAGAGTAATGTCTTCTAAATTACCTGATGAGATTAAAAGATTAATGATAGAACACCCCATCAATCAACCAAACTCAATGGCGGGGCCGTCATTATCTAATGATTTGATTGATAAAGCGTCTAGATTAATGAATCTTGATGCTAAAGGAAGTCCAAAAGGCCATCAACCAAATAGAATGGTAGAACAATCAATACCAACTCAAGATTTATCAACTTTAAAAGAATTATTAAGAGAGGTTGTTGAAGAAGTGCTACAAGAAAATGGATTAATTGCCGAATCCACCCAAAAATCAAATGAAATATTTTCCTTTAAGGTAGGTAAACATATATTTGAGGGTAAGGTTACTAAGATAAAAAAAATACCTTAAAGAGAAGTTTACATTAAATAAAAAACCCCCTCATAACTATGTGGGGTTTTTTTATTTTAATACGGTTGATATTTCTTTAATTTCTTATTATATTTTTTAGAGAATTTTATAATATGAAAGAAAAAATTAATGTTTTAGTACTACCAAGTGATAAAAGTGGTGTTGGGAAATTTCGCTCGGTCGACCCCCACGTACACTTACAAAATCTATATCCCGATGACTTTCACGTAGACATTGACTACGAACCAAGAATTGGTGACCCGAGTTATTGGAGTAAATACCAAATTGTACACGTACATAGAAATATTGGAAGTAACTACGATAATACACCTAATATTATTAGAAATTTAAAATCAATTGGGGTTATTGTCATTGTTGATATTGATGATTATTGGTTACCGACAAAAGAACATCCTATTCATCAAATAATTGTACAACAAAAAATTAACGAAAAAATTGTTGCAAATTTAAAAGAAGCCGATTATGTTATGACAACAACGGATATTTTTGCAAATGAAATTATAAAATTTAATAAGAACGTTGTTGTATTCCCTAACGCAATTAACCCAAAAGAACCTCAATTTAATCAACCGACTGTCAAATCAGATAGAATCAGAGTTGGGTGGTTAGGTGGTTCATCTCACTTACATGACTTAATGTTATTACAAGGTTTTACACAAAAAAACGGTTCTGAAATTAATAACAAAATTCAATATGTTATTTGTGGTTTTGACACTAGAGGTAGTGTTACTGAAATTAATCCGCAAACAGGTGAACAAAAACGTAGAGATATTTTACCTCATGAAACTGTATGGTCAAAATATGAAGAAATTTTTACAAACAACTATAATTTAGTGGATGAAGATTATAAAAAATTTTTAATAGAATATAAAGAAGGTGATTATGTTTCTAACAAAGAATTACCTTATGTTAGAGTATGGACTAAACCTGTAACATCTTACGCAATGAATTATTCAAAGCTTGATATTTCTTTATCACCAATTAAAAATCACATCTTTAATAGAATGAAATCCCAATTAAAAGTTATTGAGGCAGGATTTTATAAGAAAGCGTTAATTGCTTCAGAAATTGGTCCTTATACAATTGACTTGAAACATTGTTTAAAAAATGGTAATTTTGTTGATGGTAACGCAATGTTAGTTCCTGAACATAGAAATCATAGTGATTGGTCTAAACATATTAAAAAGTTAATCCAAAACCCTAATTTAATTACTGATATGGGGGAAAGATTATATGAAACAGTTAAAGACAAATACGATTTAAATAACGTAACTAAAGATAGAGCAGAATTTTATAAATCATTAATTAAATAAATAATATGTATAATAAAAAAGGTAAAGTTGGGTTCACCGCAGGTAATTTTGATTTACTACACCCAGGTTATATTTACACTTTTGAAGCGGCAAAAGAACATTGTGATTACTTTATGGTTTTTTTACAAAGAGACCCGTCCGAAACAAGATTTACAAAGTATAAACCAGTTGTTCCATTATATGAAAGATATAAAACTTTGATGTCAATAAAGTATGTTGATGACGTTGTAACATATCAAACTGAAGAAGATTTAGTAAAACTAATTGAGTTTTTTAAACCTGATGTTAGAATTTTGGGTGACGATTATATTGGTAAACGATTTACAGGAGACCATCTACCAGTTAATGTCGTTTACACTACAAGGTCTCACAATTGGTCAACAACTAAAATTAAAGATTTAATCACAATACAAACATTAAAACAAAATCCTGAAATAATAAAAAATTTAGATACAAATGATTAAAATACCTATTACTAAAATTTTGTTTCTTGACATAGAAACCGTTGGGATTGAAAAAGACTTTGACACTTGTGTTAAAAATCATCCCGAGATTGCACATCAATTTGATAAGTATTTAGATTGGTTTTTAAAACGATTCCCCGAAGACTCAACTAAGGGAGAAAATGAAGATGAAAGACAAAATATTATATTTTCAACAAGAACCTCATTGGTTCCCGAATTTGCAAAGATTGTATGTGTTAGTGTCGCCTTTGTTATGGATAATGGTGAAGTTAAAAAACAAACCTTTTTTGGTGATGATGAGAAACAATTATTACGTGATTGTCAGAAATTATTGGACCGTTGCGGAAAATTGGATTTCTTTTTGTGTGGTCATAATTTAAAGAATTTTGATATTCCGATGATTGCCAAAAGAATGATTATTAATGGATTACTTCCACCATCAATTCTACCATCATACGATACAAAACCATGGGAAATTAAAGCTATTGACACTAAAGAAATTTGGCAATACGGTGCTTACACTGCAATTGGTTCATTAGACTTAATGTGTGCGTCAATGGATGTTCCATCTTCAAAAGAGGGCGAAATTACTGGTGATAAAGTACACGATTCATATTGGAATCACGGAAAATTAAAAGAAATCTCAGAATACTGCGAACGAGATGTTAACGTATTAATTGAGGTGATAAAAAAATTAAAAGAACTTAAATAATGACAGAAGAATTTGATTTAGATTTTTTAAAGAAAAAAGCGGAAGAGTTAAAATTAATGTTATCAACGCCAGAAAATGATGATATTGACTATAATCAAATACTTGACGAGTTTGGTATTGATGTCAAACAATTAGAAGTTGATATGAAAAACTATAAACCTAAACTGGATTTAGGATTTACGAAACTACATCTTGATGCGGTTACACCAAGTTATAATTACGCAAGTGATTCTGGCTTTGATTTATATTCAGTTGAAGATGTGACAATTGAAGGTCTTGGTAGAGGGTTAGTCCCAACTGGACTATCGTTTGATATTAAAGATGGTTATGAAATCCAAGTTAGGTCTAAAAGTGGATTGGCAATTAATCAAGGTTTAATGTGTTTAAACTCACCAGGAACAGTGGATAATGGATACACAGGTGAAGTAAAAGTGATTATATTCAACACAAATAAAGAACCTTTTACAATTACTAAAGGTATGAAAGTTGCTCAAGCAGTTTTATGCCCCGTAGTTAATGGTGGTTGGGTTTATTTAGATGAAAAAAATGAAGTGGCCAAAAAAGATAGAAACGATAACGGATTTGGTTCTACAGGTATATAATTAATATTATGCACAAAACTGCTGAAGATAACTCAAAAAGATTTTTTACGAATTACATTTATAATAAAAAAGATTCGGGTAAAATATTAGAAATTGGTTCTTATATTGGAGGGTTTAACATCCGTTCATTATCCCCTGAAAATATGGAATATATTGGGGTTGATTTAGGCTCAGGACCTGGTGTTGATGTCGTACTTGAAGACCAATATGTCTTACCTTTTGGAGATAACTCTTTTGATTATGTTATTAGTTCATCTTGTTTTGAACATAGTGAATTTTTTTGGTTGAATTTTTTGGAAATTATGAGGGTTCTGAAACCTTCAGGTCTTTTTTATTTAAACGCACCATCAAACGGGGATTTTCATAGATATCCTGTTGACTGCTGGAGATTTTTTCCTGATAGTGGAAACGCCATGTCTAATTGGGGTAAACGTAATGGGTATAATTGTGAGGTTCTTGAGCTCTACACTAGTGATAAAGAAATGGATATATGGTCGGATTATGTTTCTATTTTTATAAAAGACTCTGAACATATTAATGAACACCCAAATAGAATTCTAAGTAGTTTTAATAACTACACCAATGGTTCTATTTACCCTCATAAAAATTTTACAAATTTAAAAAAATGGTAAATAAAGAAAAAATTAATAAACTATATGTAATGAGAGATGAGCATTACACCAAAGGTTTAATGGATTTAATACAATATCTGAATGAATTTGGGGATACTACTAAAATGAGAATGGTTGAGATTGGTTCGTATGCTGGTGAGTCTACTAAAATATTTGCGAAACATTTTAAAGAAGTTATCTCAATAGACCCATTTCTTAATGATTATGACTTAAATGATATAACTTGTTATCATATGGATTTAAATAAGGTATACGAAGAATTTATATCAAATACTAAAACATTCAGTAATATCCGTTTAATCAAACAAACATCTGATGACGCAATTAATGAATTAATTAATGAAAGTTTTGATTTTATTTATATTGATGGTATTCACACTTATGCCCAAGTAAATAAAGATATTGATAATTATAAACCATTAATTGTTAAAGGTGGTTTTATTGGTGGTCATGATTTTCATCCTGTATGGAGTGGGGTGGTCCAATCAATTAAAGAAAAAGTGGGTGAACCAAATAAAACGTTCCAAGATACTAGTTGGGTAATTAAAATTAATTAACAATGTTTTTAAATATTATTACACCGTGTAGTAGACCTGAGAATCTACATGTAATTAGTGAAACTATTAATATACCAAAAGAAAATTATAGATGGATTGTTGTCTTTGATATGGATGAACTACCAAAAAAGGAATTAATCCCATTAAATTGTGAGCCACATTTATATAGAGAAAAAGGTAGTGTAGTTGGTCATGCCCAACGAAATTATGCTTTAAACATAATTGATGATGGTTATATATACTTTAATGATGATGACACCTCAGTACATCCTGAATTATGGGAAACAATTAAGAATTGTAATTCTGACTTTATTTCATTTATACAATTAAACAAAGATGGAACCACAAGACTTGTTGGTAAAGTAATAGATGTTAGACAGATTGATAGTCACAATTTTATTATTTCAAGAAATACTGTTGGGGTTAGTCAATTTTTTATAAACAAGTATGATGCTGATGGGCATTTTGCAAAAGAATGTTATAACAAATCATTAACTAAAACACACTTTAATAAACCATTATCCATCTATAATTTATTGAGATAACCATATATGATAACAATAATATATTCAACCCATAAAGACGAAACATATAATAACAAATTTAAACAACATTTGTTACAAACTGTTGGGTTAAAAAATGTACAGATATTAGAATTCCAAAACAATAATCAGTATAGTTTGGCTGAGGTATATAACAAAGGTATATCACAATCTATATATGATATTGTTGTTTGTTGTCATAACGACATTAAATTAGAAAAAAATTGGGGTAAGAAACTAGTTAGTGATTTTGAAAATAATCCTGACTATGGAATTATTGGTAAGGCGGGGTCATGTTATTTCCCTGAATCAGGGGTATACTGGGAGGAAATGAGAACAACTATGGTTGGTCATGTTTATCACCACCCTGTAGGTCAAAATAAATGGATTAACAAATATTCTGCAAAAATACCTCAACTGATACCTGTTGTAACTATTGATGGGTTATTTATGTCATTCGACAAAACAAAAATTAAAAACACGTTTGACGAAACGATTGGGAAATTTCACTTTTATGACCATCCGTTTTGTTTAAGTAATTATATTGAAAATGTTAAGATTGGTGTTACGTTTTCTTTTGACATCACACATGAATCTGTAGGACAACCGAATAACGAATTTTTTGAAAGTAAGGTTAAATTTTTAGAGAAATTCTTGTCTATATTACCATTAGATTTAAAACCTAACAGTGTTTACGTTCCTAAAGTAATTGAAAAACCAATTAAAAATATTGGTAAAGTTGCAATTATTATCCCAACAAAAGATAAGTTTGAATTAATCCAAAATTGCGTTGAATCATTTTACGAACATTGTAACCCCACTCTTTTCCATATTTTTATCGCCGACACTGGCTCCTCTGATGATAGTAAAACAAAATTAAAAGAGTTAATTAGTAATAAGAATAACATCACTTTAATTGAATATGATTATTACAATTTTGCAAAAATAAATAATGATGTGGTTACAAACCATATACCTAATGAGTATGAATTTATTTTATTTTGTAATAACGATATTAAAATACTGAATAATGTAATATATAACATGTTAAAGATATTCAAAGACACCAATAAAACTGGAACCGTTGGGTGTCGATTACATTACGAAAATAACACAGTACAACATAATGGGATTACTGTTTTTGTGGACAAATTAAAAAGACTACAAGCAACTCATATTGGGTTACGTACATACTACGGATATTATACAAACATATCCAAGGTAGTAGGTTCAACAGCGGCATTACTAATGATTAGAAAAACAATGTTTGAAAAATGCGGTTATTTTAATGAGGTCTACCAATCTTGTTTTGAAGATGTTGAATTAAATTTAAAATGTCTATCCTTAGGTTTTGAAAATTTAATTGATGGTAATTCAGTTGCTTACCATTATGAAAGCCAAACAAGGGGGGTTCAACAATCAAATGACATAGAATTAAAGAACGACTATCAAAATGGATTAGTGCCGTTTGTTAATAAAAATTATGATAAATTAAAAAAATACATACCAGTACTACAGTAATTTACACAAATGATTAATAATTAAAGTAATGGTATAATGAATTTATCAATATATAACCGATTAAGATACCCAATAACAATTTAACTATGGCTGAACAACGAAAAAGAAAACCAACAATAACCCCCACTCCGGAGACCACCAATAAACCGGTGAGTAAAAAAGACTTAATTAGTCAGATTATTAAAAGAAAAACTAAAGAAAAGTTTTTAAGCGTAAATCAAAAAAAGTATTATGACATTTTAACTAATAGTCAAATTACTATTTGTTCAGGACCTGCTGGTGTTGGTAAAAGTTATATTGCCATGAAAGCTGCGGTGGACTTATTGTCAGACCCAACAACACCTTATGAAAAAATTATTATCGTAAGACCTGCGGTTGAAGCAGAAGAAAAATTAGGGTCACTTCCTGGCAATGTTGAAGAAAAATTAGACCCTTATATTTTCCCATCGTATTATTTATTAAATAAAATTATTGGTAAAGAAGCTAGAGAAAAATTAAAAGAAATTGAGGCAATTGAAGTTTTTGCGTTAGCGTACATGAGAGGTATGAATATTGACAATTCAATTCTATTGTTTGAGGAGGCTCAGAACTCAACTCCAAGTCAAATGAAATTACTATTGACAAGAATTGGGTTTAATTCTAAGTTCTTCCTTTCAGGTGACTTAGAACAATTTGACCGACATAAAGACAAAACTCAAACAGGTTTATGGGACGCACTACAAAAGTTTCAAAATTTAGATGACATCGGAACATTTGAATTCAACCACGAAGATGTTGTTAGAAATCCTTTAATAAGTAAAATCTTAAAAAGATACGAAAACTAAAATTATTATTAACCCAATAAGTATAAATTTAATTTAATTTACTTATTGGGTTTTTTACATATTTTTTTATGTATATGAGAATAGGTATAGAAATTAATGGAGTTCTACGAAACACATTGGATAAAATAGAACAAACCTATCAAAAATATATGATAGATAAAACGGACGGTCTTGAAGATGAGGATTCCTTTAAATATGAGATAAATCTTCCCGTAACAAGTTTGGACCTTAGAAGTCATTTCACCTTTCAATCTGATGATGAATTATTCACATTTCTGTATGAAGAATTCCCAATGGAAGTATTTGGTCATTCACAGTCATCAGAGTATTCAACATTTAACGATTTAAATGAAATATATGTTAACTTAAGGGACAATCACGATTTATTAATTGTTTCCGATGAGATAGGTAAATCAAAACCAGCCTCATTATTCTTCCTATCAAAATTTGGTTGTTTAGTGGAAAAAGTAAAATTTTATAGTAATTCAACAATTAACTCCATGTGGAATGAAATTGATGTTTTACTTACGGCAAATCCTGCATTATTATTAGACCATCCATCAGATAAGATATTAATTAAATATGAAACAATTTATAATAATAATGTTAAGTCGGAACACACAATAAACACAATCAAAGAATTAAAAGATAAATTAAAAACTATTTTATAATGTTAAAAATATTAGGAGAACATTACTATTTGGATTTAGACAAGATTGATGAATACATTCAAATAAATCAAGATTCATTATCGTCTTCTGGCGAAACTGAGAGTACACAAATTAATATAGTAAAATACGAAACAATTAAACTAATGTTAGAAGTGATTATGGATGTCACAGATGAAATTGATGAAACCTTAGCAGGTAAAGGTTCAGAAATATCAATACCATTTAAATTAGCGTTTAACACACTTTTAAATAAAAAATTACTAAACAAATACTAATACCATGAATAAAGAACAAATTTCAAAATTAGAACAGTCAATCCAAAACATGAAAGATAAGAAATCAAGAATCTATCTTTTAGTTCAGGATACTAAGGGTAACGCCAAATCATCAATTGCTTACATCTATAATTTAGGGATGTCATTATTAAATGAAGGGTATAACCCAATCATTTTACATGAGAAACCTGACTACACTGGCGTATCAGGATGGTTAGGGGAATCATACATGACATCATTACCCCATAAATCAATTGAAGGCGAAAACTTAGAAGTTTCACCTGAAGACTTTATTGTTATTCCTGAATTATACGGATTTGTGATGAGTCAAATTTCTAAATTACCTTGTGGTAAAATTGTACTATGTCAAGCTTATGACCACGTATTGGAAACCTTGCAACCAGGACAATCTTGGTCACAATTAGGTTTTTACAAATGTATTACCACATCAGAATCTCAAATGGAGTTTTTAGAAAATTTAATGAAAGGTATTTCTTATGATATTTTAAGACCGTTTATTTCAGAATCATTCACCAAACAAACATTACCCCCAAAACCAATCATTGCGGTTCATTCAAGAGAACAAAGAGATTCCGTTAATTTAATTAAATCTTTCTATATAAAATTCCCACAATATAGATGGGTTACTTTTAGAGATATGAGAGGTTTATCTGAAGAAGAATTTGCCAAAGCATTAAAAGAAAGTTTCTTATCTGTATGGATTGATGACAAAAGTGCTTATGGTACATTCCCATTAGAGTCAATGACTTGTGGAGTTCCTGTCTTAGGTTTAACACCAAACTTACTACCCCCTTGGATGTCAGAGAATAATGGTATTTGGATTAACAATAAGAATCAAATGGTAGATTTTGTTGCGGACTTCCTACAAAATTGGTTAGAGGACAATGTTAACCCTAATTTATATGAGGAAATGATTAAAACTGTTGAGAATTTATCAACAAAAAAAGAATTCGATGAGGTTTCTGTAAAGTTATTTAACGATTACGTTAACACAAGACTTACTTCATTTGAAGAACAATTAACTAAACTAGAAATTATTGAAGAATAATATGGAAAACACACAAAAATTTGACGTATCGGTTATTTTACCAATTAAGTCAGGAAAAGCAAACGGATTTACTGAATACTTTGAAAAATGTATTGAGTCATTAAAAAATCAAAAAGTTGGTATCAATGAATTAATTATCGTTCACACTAACGAAACGTATATTGTTGATTATATCAATCAATTTGATTTTGGAACTTTAAACGTTATTAAAGTTGAGTGGACAAAAGATGCAAACTACGCATCACAAATAAATTACGGTGTAAGGTCCGCAAAATCTAAATGGGTTTCTCTATTTGAGTTTGATGATGAGTATTCGAGCATTTGGTTCAAAAACGTTGAGGTTTACTCTAATGCGTATTCAGAGGTTGACGCGTTCTTACCTATTGTTGTTGATACAGACCAAACAGGTAAATTTGCTGGATTTACTAATGAAGCGACATTTGCGGCAAACTTCACACCTGAAATGGGTATTTTAACTAATGAAACTTTATTAGAATATCAAAATTTTCAAATTTCTGGTATGGTAATTAAAACATCATCGTTTATTGATTTTGGTTTAATTAAATCCTCATTCAAATTAACATTTGGTTACGAATTCTTCTTAAGAATGACACATAATTCAGTTAAATTTATGTCAATACCTAAGATTGGTTATAAACACACTAACCTGAGAGATGGTTCTATTTTTTGGAATTATAAAAATGGCGACGATAGATTAACAGAAGACGAAGTAAGATTTTGGATTGACTCTGCCAAAAAAGAATACTTTTTTATTAATGACAGAGCCATAAAGTATGAACCACAAACAGTTTAATGACAGAAATTATTAATTTAACAGGAGATACAAATGTTGAGTTAAAGAAGAAAGGTAGAAAACCTAAACAATTAAATTATTTTGATGTTCCAGAAGAGTTGGCCGTTGTTAGATTTTTAGAAGCAACAACTTACGAAGAAAGAAATAAAATTTATAACGATTTTTTAAAAAAACCTTTAGATAAGATGATATCTTCAATAATACGAAGATACAAATTATATAGAAAAGACATGGACTTTACGGATATACATGTAGACACTCACTCATTCTTAATGACAAAAATTGAAAAGTTTAAACCCTCTAGGGAGAAAAAAGCTTATTCATATTTTGGTACAATCTGTAAGAACTATCTTATGGGGCAAATCATTAAGGACCAAAAAGAAACTAACCGAAAAATATCATATGAGGATATTTCCACAAGTTTGGAAAATAACCCCAACTTTTCGTACAGTATTGAAAAAGAAGGTATTGACTCAGAAAAAGTAATCAAAAACTTTTTACTTGAGTTAGACAATTTTTTAAAAAATGAAAATTTATCGGATAATGAAGTCAAATTAGGGTATGCCTTACATGACCTTTTTGAGAACTATGAATCTATTTTTATTGGTAATGATAATAATAAATTTAATAAAAATATAATACTACTTTCATTAAGGGAAATGACAAATTTGTCAACCAAAGAAATTAGGGGGTCAATGAAGAAATACAAATCGATGTATTATACTTTAGTGCAAAATATGGTTAAATAAAATTTTATAGTTAATATTTATTGTAATGGGAAGACCGCAAAAAAAAGAAATTAATTTAACTAAGGAGTCAATGTTATCTTTGATGCAAGAAATTTATAATGAACTTGTTGAGCAAAGAAACACGGCTATTAGAATACAAAATAAAATGTTGACAATGATGAAAGAACCTGAGGATATGACTCTAATAGGTCCTGTTATTGAAAAACAACAAAAAATTATTAACGACTGTGTTGAAAAAAAATTAACATTATCTAAACTACAATCTACTATGTGGGAAAAGTCTAACTCCGCAGGAAGTGGTGGTTTCTCAATTACTGATTTAGGTGTGGATGATGATTTATTAGAAAATTTAATACAAAAAGATGCCTCTAAACCTGATGGGTCTTACAAAATGAAAAACTAACTAAAATGGGCTCATTAGATTTAGGGGTTGATTATAAATCCGCACAAAAAAAGATTTCGGCAACAACCTCATACAAAGATTTAAAATCTCAATATGACACCACCTCTAAAACTGCCGGAGAGTCTTTTGATACTGCAAAAGAAAACGTTACAGAATCTTTAGATAAAGTTAAAGAACAAACTAAAAGATTTCAAAAAGAAATCAAAAATCAATTTGAACAATTATTAGACATTAATAACCTTACTGGCGGTAAAGGTGCTAGTACAATTAGTTACGTTAAAAAAACCTTAATTAGAACTATTAAGAATATTGAACCTCAAATCATCGAAATTCTTCAGGAAGAAGCAATAAACGCTGTTGGCTGTGACCAACAACAAACATATGCCGCACAGGTAATCTATGTCAAAGTAAGTTCAATAGATTTAATCAATCTATTAAAGAAAGTACCTGCAAGTAAAGATGGAAAAGTCTTATACGAAAAAAACCCAATTGCAATACAACTTTATCCATTCTCAATGAATAAAGAATTATATGAAAGAATACAAAGTGGTAACCCTTATTCAACCGATAATGGAGCACAATATATTGGTCAATCAGGACAAGCATTATTTGATATTCAATACGTTACTATAAACGCTTTAGGTGAGACAGGACATTGGTTTAAGGTAACTCTTGCAAATAGAATAGGTAGTATTAATAAGGTTGGTACTTTTTTAGCGGATTATTATAGAACAATTAAGGTTGTTGAGTTTACAAATATTATGGCAAATATTATGGAGTCATTAAGTGGGGCGATATCTATTAGTGCTAATGTTGGTGTTGCTCAAGCCGAAGATACTAGTAAATTTATGATGATAATCCAAAGGGTTTTAGGTTTATGTTTTGACAATAAAAAAGAAATTGATGTTAGTGGTATTGCAAAATTGGCGGAATTAGACGATATTGATGAGTCATTTTTTGAATTCACAGATATTGATTTACGTAATATAGACCAAAGAGTTACTAACATTAAAAATGGTGTGGTTGAATTTGAAGATTGTGGTAATGTTAAATTACCGGTTAATTATGATGATATTCTAAATGATTTAGGTACATTAAATTTTATTGAGGATAAGGACTTAGTTGATGCTGCGGATGCGTTAACTCAAACGTTAATTAATAATCCCGAATGGCAAGGATTTGCTATTCAGGGTAATATTAAAGCCGCGGTAGATTTAAACTTCCTTAAATTAATTGTTCAAGGAATTGCCGCCGCTCTACTATCTCCAAAAATATTATTACCAATATTTGTAATGTTAAAGTCAATAGGTCAAACATTTGTTGATGGTGTTAATTCATTTGTTGATTTTATGAAAACCTTTAAAAAGTTTTTTATAAATTTAATATCAAAAATTGGAGCGTTATTTGTTAAAGAACTTTTTTATCTAATTAAAAAAGATATTTTAAATTTAATACAATCAGTAATCCAAGACGTTGCTAGAGAAAAATTAGATAAACGAATTATTATAATTTTAAAATTAATTCAACTTATCATAATTGTTGCTCAGTTTATTTCAGATTGGCGTAAATGTAAAAGTGTTATTGATGAAATTCTGTGGCTGTTAAAAATTGCGGGAACAGGTTGGGGTGGTGATATACCATTACCACTATTGTTTGCCTCCCAATTTGCGGGTGGGTATTCTGAAACTCGAGCATTTATTGGGGCTATTGAGGAAATGCAAAAACTTGGTATTCCAACAGGACCAATGCCTGACGGAAGTCCTAATTTAGATGTTTTAAAAATGTTAGGACAGATGAAAGCTATGGCTTCGGAAGAGGCGGAAAATGGTAAGGTACAAATTGCGGTAGGGGCATTAACAATGACCCCAGCAGGTCTGACAGTTCCTGCGAGTTCTTTTGGTAAAAAAATGTAATTATGACGAAAAAAGAACAATCAGAAAAAGCCATAAAAATAATAAAAGATTACAAATCACACTCAAATAAAGATTTGACTTTTGTTATGGATTTTATTCAAGAAGATTTTAAATTTACCAAAGACGCCGTTATTAAAATGACCGAACATTTAGATAAATTAGAATTAACTTACAATACTATTCTTAAAGAATATCAAAACAGAACTAGTAAATAATGAAAATAGACGAATCTAACATACATCAAATTATATTTCCGGGAATTGTTTATGATAACGAAGACCCGATGATGTTAGGTAGACTTAGAGTCATACCTGAAACTCAAACATATACCGATATTATAGCATCAGTTCCCAATTGGAATGAGGAGATTGATAAATGGACATCAAAAGACCCATTAATCTTCTTACCATTATTACCTTTTTATTTTAGCCAAGTACCAAAAAAAAATGAGTACGTACACATTATATACCAAAATAAAAAATTTAACTTTCAAAACCAATTCTATATTCAAGGTCCGTTTTCATCACCAATGACAACACCTTTTGAATATTACCAAGGTTCTAAGAAATTTTTAGCGTCTGGTGATAGAATTAAACAAGGTATCTCAATTAAAAATAGTGAAGGACAATATCGTAACAAAGATAGTTATGGCGTATTTCCTGAACCAGGCGATAACGCATTATTAGGCCGTGGTTCTGCCGATGTTGTTGTTAAAGAAAATGAGGTTTTAATTAGAGCGGGTAAAACAAAAGTATTAAGTACAACCCAAATACCTGTTGGTAATACCTTGAGGTCATTCTTACAACTTTCAAATTTTACTCAACAAAAACTTTTATTACCTCAAGAAACCCAAACTAGATTAATTGAAAATGTTAAGGTGGTTAAAAAAATAATAATTTGGGATATTGAAAATTTAGAAAATACTCAGAATGTCTTTAATGGGTCTGTTGGTTTATATAATGTAATTCCTAGTCAACGAGTTAATAGTAAAAATTTTAAATCCGATACTATTGTTAATTTAAGCGTTGGTACTGATTATAGTGGTCCTATTGAAGAGGTTAAATTTACCGCCACAAATTTTAACGATTCATTAAGTTTAATTAATAAATTCTGTGATGGAGTTTTTAAAAATTTTATTGACTTACCTAATTATATTGTTAATAATCAATTACGTAATATACCCCAAGACCAAATATTCCCTTTTGTAGTTACACCATCAAAATTAACATATCAAAAAGGTACTAAATTCTCGCCATCACAAGTTGTAAATGATGTTGCGGAATTAACTAATTATGTTAAGTTTTATAGTAAAATTAAATTAAATATGGGATTAATTAATAGTGGGTGGTTTTTAGTTTGGGAAAACAAAAATGGTACTGCTGTTATTGGCCCTCAAGGGGATATTAAGATTGAAAAAGTTACACCATCCGAGTTTGTTCCTTCAGATGTATCCTATGGTATTTTAGGGTCCCAAAAAATTTATTTACTATCACAAGACTCTACAGGACCTAAAGGTAAAATTAGTTTAAGTCAAACTTTATATGGTATACCACAAGATAAATTTGTTGGTGACGAAAGTAGTATTTATAGTAAAACATATCCAACAACAAGGGGGGATGAGTTAATGTCACTACTTAGAAAAATATTTTCATTTGTTACTGGACACGTACATCCTGTTGCCACGGCACCACCTATTCCTGTCGCTGCAGGTAATGGACAAACCGCAGCAGAAATTAATGCAATTCTTGCTGACGCAGAAAATACCATCTTAAATCAAAATATCCGAATTAATTGATATTTATAAGTAAAACACTTAAATGTCAATTAACAACTCCTACTTTAGTAAGAACAATACTATCATATCCAACAGTTTCACCAATACTGGTAGAAACCCAGTTACGGAATTATTTTATGGTTCTACCGCAGTGTCTCAATACCCTAGTGGGTATAGTAGATTCATATTCGATTTAGACCTTTCATTACTATTTCAGAAGATAAATGACGGCACAATTTCAACTTCAACAACTTGTACCGACACAATTGTCCACACTCTAAGAATGGTGAATACCTCAACCTTTGATATTGAGTTATTAAATACCTCAACATCTCAAGGTAGAAAAAGGGCAACATCATTTGATTTAATATTATTTAGAATTCCTTATATCAATAATGACCCACTAACCCCACAAATTTGGGATGAGGGTGTTGGTTATGATTTTGCCGACTTAATCTACGATTATAGTGACTTTGATAAGAACTTCTCTGATAGACCATCAAATTGGTTTCAAACAACAACCATTGGGGTTTGGACAGAACCAGGAATATATGACAACACAAATACCGCAACAGGTACGGGGGTCAATTATTCGGCAATAACTATTGTTGACGTACAACACTTTGAGTTTGGTAATGAGAATGTTAGTTTTGATATGACTAGTGAAATAAATTCAATTATTAACGGTTCATTAACTAATGTAACCGGATGGGGAATCGCTTACAAACCTCAGGTTGAAAACTTATCGGGACTTACTGATACCTATGAAACTCAATTTTTTACAAGACATACTCAAACATTTTACGAACCGTTTTTAGAAACAAACTATAACGACCTTATTGAAGACGATAGAAATTTATTCTCTTTAGGTAAGACAAATAAACTTTATTTGTACTTGTTTGATAATGGTAACCCAATCAATTTAGACAACAATCCAAATGTTACTATTATGGATTCTTCGGGGACTGAAATTGCCGGATTAACAGGATTAACTACCTGCCAAAGAACTAAAGGTGTTTATGAAGTTATTATACCACCACTTATTGGGTATCAAACACCATGTATGTTTACCGATAAATGGTATAACTTAAATTACAATGGTTTCCCATTACCTCAATCATTTAATGAATTCACAATACAACCATTAAAAAATTCAATTCAAATTGGTACTAATTCTGTCGACCCAAAATTATATGGATTTGATTTTTATGGTATCAAACAAGATGAAAAAATATATAATACCGACATTAGAAAAGTTGGTGTTATCATAAAACAAGCTTACACAACTCAAAAACTTTTACAAAATGTTAGTGCTTATTATAGAGTCTATGTTAGAGAAGGTCAGACAGAAGTTGAGGTTCAAGATTGGACTAAAATTAATAGAACACCAAACGAATACTATTTTATATTTGATACTAGAGATAAAATCCCTAACGAGTATTACATAGATATTAAGGTGGATAGTAGCGGAGAGATAAATACATACAAACGACAAGTTAAATTTCAAATCGTTAATATGAAGTATTTAGATTAATAAGATATTTATAATAAAAACAAAATGTTAAATAAGATAAAATTATTAAATTTTACATTATAACCTATAGAAATTAAAAAAAAAATAAAGATATGCCAAATTATATTATAAATGAATGTATAACTAATGATGTATACATTCTTTCTGCATCAACGTTAACTTTGGGGGCCACAGTAGAGTTCGATATTAGCGAGGCTCGATTTTGTGGTACTGTTGGGGCAGTAACAGGAAGCTCGGAAACTCTAAATATATCCTTTGTTCAATTACACGACGATTGTTGTGCGTGTTTAAGTGGTCTTACAGAGTCTTTAAATTTTAGTTTTATACGATGTGGTACAGAAGAACAAATTAATATAGAAGCAACTAACTTTTGTAGTTACTTTGGTGCTCCTACAACAGGTGTTACTTATGAAATACAATTTGGTCGTGAAACACCATTTTGCGTAACTTTTGATGGGTTAACTAATTCGGGTGAAACAAATTATTATTACGTTTCAGGACCCTTTTTAGATTGTGAAGATTGTGTATCACCACCGCCAATAAGTGCCAACACTGAATCCACTATATGTCAAGAAGTATGTGACAATTCGGTAATTACAATAATTCCACTACATCCAACCTATATAAATAGTGCGGGCCAAGAAGTAGTTCAAATGAACGCGGTTCTTATCGGTGGTAACGGATTAAATAGTTAATATGAAACAGATAGTTAAACTTAATGAAACACACTTAACTAAACTTATTAAAAAAGTATTAAGTGAACAAGAATCTCAAAGATACATGTTTTTTAGTAATTTAGAACAAATGAGAAGACAATGTGATTTGTTATTAGATTTAGACCATGATATGGTTGAGTCTATTTTAGAAAATGGACATGACTGGGCTCAAGACCATATTGCAGAATCTAAAAATAACTTAGACCAAGTATTTGATTTCTTAATGAATGAAACCAAAAAAGACGGTATGGAATTATCTATGTCTATTGATGATAAAGATATGGCCATGATGGAGGGTCGTAAAAAAACAGGTACACCCCTTTGTGCAAGAGGTATTGCATCTGCAAAGGCTACATATGACGTATATCCAAGTGCTTATGCTAATGGTCACGCTATTCAAGTATGTAAAGGAAAAATGAAAGGTCTTGATGGTGAAACACATTGTTCGGGAGCTTATTGTTAAAAAAAAATATATAATTAATTTTTTTATTTAAATAATATCATTATATTTGTAAATAAATACTAATATAAGATTATGAAACAAATTATTCACAAATTAAAACGATTAATCCAAAAACAATATATTAAATTCTATCGGTCTTCAACCCCAAAAATTACTACATACGAAAAAGATTGTGTTTCTATTTGTGAAAAATTAATAAAAAAAAATGAAACTGTTTTATTGTTAACCCCAATCTCAAACAAACGTTATATTAAAAACGAAGAAGACCAAATTTTCGTAATTTTAGAAAATTATAGCGTAAAAATAATCAACCACGTTTATTCGTACACTGTAATATTAGGAGATAATTCGTGGAATTCTGTAGTTACTTTATTTGATTCAGAAGTTGAGTCAAGACGTAATAAATTTGAAAAAGAAATTACTTCTAATATCAAATATTCTATTAAAAAAATTTTAGAAAAAATATAACAAAAACCTAATAAACTAAATCATATGAAAAAATTATTTATCGCACTAGCATTGTTCACTTCTTGTAATTTGTTTTCACAAACAATTACAAATACGGTTAATCCAAAAACTGATACATTAGTTTATATTGGTTATGACATCAATCAGTTTAGTGCAGAATATGCTCAAGAAATGGCCACTTGGTCTAATGAAAAAATTGATTGGTTTAATAAAACTTTTTGTTACACACGAGGAAACTTTACAATCCCCGACAAACCTATCCAACCTTACCAAAAAGAAGATTAAAGTTTATTTAGGTAATCGGCCCACTCTTTCTCTGTACCAGCGTCAATTGAACAGAAATGATTAACGCTAATTCTATTACTAATCAAATAAATTTTTTGATTCGGGTTCGCCATTTTACTTTTTTCTAAGAAATCTTTATTCATCTTAGCCGCAGGAACAACATCTAAGATTACTGTGGAAGGTTCATATGATTCTCTTGGTATGGTTGGGGATGGTGTTAAAAATATTCTTTTAAGTCCACCACCATTTAATCCTCCGTACATATCTTCTTCAGAATCTAAAGTTAACCCACTTTCTCTAAATGAATTGTTTTTACTTTGACAAAAAAGATTAAGTACCTTTCCTTTAGGTGCGGTTTGTTCTGTTAAAACTCGTTTAACAATTTTTATTAAATCGTTTTCGTTAAGTTTAATTACTTTTTTTTCACCAACAACCACAGTATCTTTTTTTATTTCAATCCATTCTTTTAATGTTGTGATTGGCACAATACTTTTTTTACCACCAGGAGTTTGATTAATATTATTCCCATCTTCATCACTAAATGTTGACATAGGGTTATTTTTAATATAGTTAGAAATCTTTTTTACTTTATTCTCCATCTTTTTAATTTTTTTTTTAGGTGTACTCATCTTACCGCCATAACTATCGTATTCCAACTCAGCATCAATATACTTTGATACGGGTGTTGTAAATGGTTGTAATGACTCTTTACTAAATTCCCTAACACCAGGTTGCAAAGGAGAAACATAGGACCCTCTACCACCACTACTATCAGAAGTTGCCTCAAGCAATATTTTCTTTATTAATTGATTTAGCATAGAATTTTTAATATACTTATAAATACATCAAAAAAAGATATTATTACAATGGAAGAACAACAATTATTTGGAAAACTATTCGACACAATACCACTACTAACTGAAGACCATTTAGATGTGTTACTACAGTCTATGGATAAAGACAACGCATCATACATATTAATACAGGCAGTTAAGAAAGCGTACCACGATGGTGTGTATTCTTTAGGTGAGTCTGAAGTTGTGTCAAGGGCAATTAGAGTTATGTCAAAACAAGTAATTAAAGACGAAACAAAAGATTAAGCATCAGTTGATGGGTCACCACCCCCTGATGTCTGTGACGACGAATTATTTGTTTTTGCCACAACAGGTGCTCCAACAGGTGCTCCAACAGGTGCTCCAACAGGTGCTCCAACAGGTGCAACATTTGTTGTTACCCCTAAAGCAGCAATTATCGCAGCAATAGTTTTAGGACCTATTTTACCATCAACCACCAACCCTGATTGTTTATTAGTATTTAACCAAGTTTGAATATCTTTAGCCGAGTAGTTTGTTTTACCAGGAGTCGCAGGTGTTAATGCAGATTTATCTTGCGGATTTTTCGCTTGTAAATAATCAGGAGCACCATCACCATCTGAATCAGCATTAAATCCAGAAAGACCTGGACCTGCGGGTGTACCAGGAGTCGCAGTTGTTGCCGTAGTAGGGACAGGGATTTCCCCATCTTCATATGGACCCGCCTCTGAAATAATTTTTTTAATAGTTTTTTCTCTAATACTTTCATGTAAATTTAAAATCCTATTTCTTTCTTCAGTATTTAAATTAAATCTATTCATAATATTTCTTTATTAATAAATATCTCAAAATTTTTAATTATACAGTAATTGGTGTTTAAATAACTTATTAATATTTTTTTATAACATAAAAAAAAGAAACAATTTCTTGTATCCTTTATCCTATTCCGTTTTATTTGATTTACGAATATTCTCAATACCCCACATTGGTTGTAGGTTATCTAAGGACCAACATCTCATAAACTCTTCATCACCCATTTCAGAGATATTAAAATAAGTTATAGGTAATTTATGGTCAACATGCCATTCACCATAATTGTCCCACGTCATTGTCTCCTTGAATTGTAATTCTAAATGTGATATTAATTGTTCAGGAGTGTATTGTAATATGTCAAAGTAATGTCCGTATTTATCCACATTACTTTCTTTTAATACGGTGTAGATAGCAGTTCTGAAATTACTGATTAGTTTATAGAGGGGGTCTCTCGCTTTACGATTTCTTTCGTAATCACGTTTTATTTGACGAATTTTATCAACATTATTTTCTCGGTATTCTTTAAGATATTTAGTTAAATGTTCTTTATTTTGTTCTGCCCATTTTTTGTGATTTTTCTTTAGACGTTCTTTTGTTTCAGGTTTAGAAAAATATTTCTTTGTTGCAACTTCTCTACCGCCAATAAATCGTCTTCCTGACGGTCCCATAATAATACCATTTTCTTTTAATATTCTTAAAATTGTTGGTTTACTTATGCCTATTTTTTCTGAAATTGTTTGAGAACCTAAAAGTTCTTCATTATACATTTTAAGTATTCTATTTAATTCTTCTTCTGTAGGTATAAATTTTTTCATATAATATAAATATATAATTATTATACCAAAAAATCAAGTGTTATATATTAAACATAAAAAAAGGGACAATAAATTGTCCCTTTAGTCTTATTCTTTAAGATTTTGATTATCTCAATTCTCTTAAATCGAATGTACGAACACCATCAACAGTAATACGTCCATAAAAACGGTTGTTGACCATCTTTTTTGCGTATCTCGTCATTATTCCTTTTATCGGAGTAAAGTTGAACGGATTGTACATTGTAGGTGTTAATTGTAGAGGTACATACGGTGCGTAGATGTAACCTGTGTCTAACAATGATGTTCCTTTGTGTCCTACTAACACTGTGTTAGCTGGGAAGTAAGGGTCACGGTAAACTTGGTAACGTCCTGCAAGAGTACCAACTCTTTCAATACCCATGTTATACTGGTCTTGCTCAGGAGATGCGTTAGATACGTGGAAGTACTCTAAATCATCAAAAATAGCTGAAATCTCAGAAGAAACTACAATCCAGTTAGCTCCACCTCTTAATGTAGATTTGTGGATTTGTGCTGACAATTGGTTAATTGCAGTAATTAATGTTTGATTCCAATCTTTTTGAGTATAAGATGTAGTTTGAGAAATTCTTCTCCATCCGTTGTAATCCCAACGTAAGTTCCATGCTGCTCCTTTACGTAAATCTCTTAAGATTTCACGGTCAATTTCAGCCGCAACTTGTTCAGACAATAAAGCTGTTAATTCAGCTTCAGCATCGATGTTGTGGAATGCAGCAACGTCTTGAGCTAACTCAGGAGACCATTGTGCTCTTAATTTTCTTTCTGTAACAGATACAGTAACTGAATCTAAGTCGAAAGAAACCTCACCTATTTTGTCTTCAAATTCTAATTCTTCGTAACGTCTGAACGCTGCGTAGAATGATGTTCCTGAAGCCGCTTCAGTAATAGTAGTACCTGTGTAACCATCTAAAGATGTTGAATCACAATCAGCACATACTGGACAAGATAAATCAACTTCTAAGTAGATACATCCGTTAGCATCACATACGTTTTTAAACGAACCACCGTTACCAGTTGATGCCCAAGTAGTTTGAGTAGTGCTACCGTAAGAAACGATACCTTTACCATATTGTTGAGTAACAACTCTGAACAATAAAGCTCCTGTTGATACTGGACATGGTGTTGTTGCAGAAACATCTAAACCTGCACCTGTGAAGATAATTAAATCAGATAAGAAAGATTCTGTATCCATTTCATTACCATCAGGTCCGATTAATTTACCTGCTCCTGTGTCAGCAAAACCACACATTTTAACGATAACTTTTCTTGTGTTACCTGAAGGGATAGTTGCAGCACCTGCAGTATCACCTGAAATATTAGCATCAACTAATAAACCGTTAGTCCATTTTTGGATTGAGGTTGTAGCAGTGATTGCTGACCAACGACCTTTTGAATAATCGAATAAACCTGCTGGGTCTAAACCTGGTTCAGTTCCTTCGTAGAATAAGTCATAAAGGTTTTTACTTACCGCTCCAGCTCCTGTGTAACCTGCATTTTGAGATGTTGGTCCGTTTGGTGCTCCTAGTGGTGCGTAGTGGTCTCCTGAAGATACATCACTCCATTGAGTGTTAGTACCACCTGAATAACCTTGAATTTTAGGTACAAAGTAGAATAATTTACCGATTGGTAAGTTCATAGCTTGTACTGATACGATGTCATTCGCTAATAATTTAGAGAATACACGTCTTACGATAGGGAATACAACAGTTTCAAATGAACCTGAAGACCCGTCAGACGTTGCTTCGTTAATTAAGAAAGACGCTTGGTTCTCATATAATTGAGCTACGTTTTCTTTTAGGTGA